TTGATGGACATCTGCAATGCTGTAATCGCGGAATTCCTTGATTGTCTTTGTGTCATCTACTCCGTTTATTTTGATAGCTTCATTTTTAGAAAACTTTCCTGAGACTTGGTATAATTTTAACTGGGTGTCATTAGATACACTAGAAACAAGATATCCAGAAGCTCCACTATTTTTTCCTTCAATGAAAGCAGGAACACTTATAGTTGCTGCAGAACTCAATTGAATATAATCATATGTTTGAATGTCATATAAAGACATCTCAAACTTTGTCGATTCATCGACATATTCTGCATTCTTCAATTTTAAATCATATACTCTAGCAGTACCAACTGTAATTCCATTAGATGATCCTGGAGAAGAAGTTCTATTGGAATAAAGCTCGACAATAGAAGTACTTCCAAATCCAACTGGTACAGAACCATAAACATTATTCAGTTCAATTTGTTTACCTAAAGTGAAAGGAACATTTTCATTTGCTACTGAATCTGTAGTTCTGGGTTTTTCAACATCTATCGATGTAGTCTCAATGGTTTCAATTTCATAACCCCTAACATAAGCTTTACCTGGGGATATTTGTAATGTCACAAAATTATCTGTTGGGACATTCCCACTCTTTGTAATTCTATTTGAATAATAAACTCCGTTATTTCCAGTTCCATCGTTCAAACATTCTTTTGGAATAGTTCTGAATGGTACAATGTAGTAATCACCAGACTCATCATACGTTCTTCTTGCTAATTCATCTCTTATTAGATTATAATTAGTTTCCTTAACAAATTTTTCTATTACACCATCTTCTATTCGTATTAATTCTATAAAATTCTCATCATTAAAATCATCTAAACTTTTTTTGATGAGTGTCGTAGATATTTTAAGTCTATCAGCACCTGGAGCTGCAAAGTTGGAAAATCCTCTTGCATTATCATACAAATCTGAATTTGTTTGTGAAGCAACTTCAATAGTCTCTTCAATAAAAAGACCAACTCTATAAGAAGGAGTTGTTCCGTATTGGTCAAGAATGATTGTTTGAGATGGAACTTCTACAAAAAATCCTCTAATAAAAAATACACCTGTTTCTATTTTTGCAGCAGATCCGGAACCAGTTGCATCGGAAATTATACAAGTTGCAAAAGTAGAATTCTCTCTAATTGTGGACAATCCATAATCCAAATCACCAAGTAATACTAAATTTTCTCCATCAGAAAATTGAGTAGTTGTGAAATCTACATCACTAGAACTTTGATATTTTACATATAAAGTAAAATTGCCATTTTCTGAATCAACATCTGTAATATAATTTTCAACTAGGGCAACAAGGCCACTACTTTCGCCTTTAATATATTTTCCAACTAACTGGGGAAGATATAAAGATACTGGAATTCCTAGGTGATTTGCATCTATCTGAACGTAAAAATAATCACCATCATAAGCAGACTGGCCAGGTATTACAACCGAACCTTCTTTAAAAAAGTGTTTACCGAACTTTTCTACTTGATCCTGTAATATTGACTGTAAAGTGGTTAATTCCCTAGCCTGAATTGGAATTCCTGGCTTAAATAACACTCTATGATAATTTTTTGTTGCATCAAAATCATCAAAATATGGTGATGCATTTAGGTTGGTGTTTTGTGCCATTTTGATTTAGAACTCCAGTACAACTTTGATAGCTTCTTTTTGGCTAGCTGATCTAGGAATCGGTGCCCTGTTGTCTATGTAGATGATTTCACCAGATTTCTTATTGAATTCTGCAGATCCAATTCCGGATACGAAATCAATGCCCAACTGGTATATCTTATTATTTATTGTGGTGGTGATACCATTAAAATTGGTATCAATCGATAGGGCTGGTCCGATGATCGAAGAACATTCAATAGTTGTCCCATAACCAACATCGGGTTCAGAAGTAAACTTCAAGAGTTTGAATCCAGTCTCACTTGAAGCTAATCCAGTTGGTTGATAATACTTAAGAACGCCAGTGATATTATCCCAAGAAGCTACATATCCAATAGCAGTGGAACCCAATCCAACAGTTTGTTTGATGATTGAGTCAACACCATATGTAGTATTGGTGGTAACTCCACTTAGTTTTACAGCTTGCAGTCCACTGGCAAGAGATAAGTCTAAAACTTGTGTGGTACTACTCGGAACCGTTGGGTTTTTAATTACTCCAACTCTTGCAAAATCATTTCCAAGTATTACGTCTGGATTTGTTTCCAAAGTTTCAAATCTGGAATACAAGAGAACACGATAGACTCCCAATTCTCTATAAACATCATATCCATGACCACCCTTAGGAGGAATAATGACATTGAAAGATGCTCTGGAAGTGGTTCCTACTCCAGTATTAGTCAGTGCGTTAATTGGTCCGCCAGATTCAGATCCTGGAGCTCCAGGATACAATTCAACAGTTCCATACGTATATCCAGATCCACCCTCTGTAACGATGATTTCTGAAACTTTTCCGAAAGAGTCTATAGTAACAGTAGCTTTTCCTCCCGCACCATCTCCTAAGATTGGTACATTGGAGAATGATGTGGAAATTGGTTGATAATTTGTTCCTCTATCATTAATAAGTACAATTTCAATTTTACCGTCAATTGCGTTATTTTTTGTAGATACACTTTCTCCCGTTGTACCCCAATTTTCTGGTACTGGAATATATTCAATAGAATCGAACTTTACAATTTCGGAAGGTTTAATAGTATAAAGATATTTCCAAATATATCCATCTCCAGAAGTGCCTGCAGCTCTTGGTTCTAAGTCAACAAACGTTGGTTGATCGTATGATGGTCTTCCCTTTGGATTTTCTGGATCAGTTCCATTTTGGAGACATATATAAACCCTATAATCTTCGTTTACTATGTAATAGTCCGATTCATATAAAGATGTAGAGTTGGAAACTGGAGTTGGGTTATAAACATTATAATCATGCCTGTACATCTCATAGGTATTTCCAGCAACCCACTGCACTTTCCTAACAAGTCTTCTCACATCCTGAGATGTGATCTGTTTCATCGCAATGATACTTTCCTTTATTTGATTTTCTTCCCTAAACCCATCCAAAGGAGATGGAGTGTTTGTGTTCCAAGTACTAGTTCCACCAGCACGAACATCAAGACTATTGGGAAGTCCAATGAAAGTATAGTATTTGTCACTGGTGTTTGCTACACCAGTGATATTTTTCACAAAACTCTCAGCATTCAATATTCTAAATTGATCTGATATAATTGCAGGCATTTTAGTTAAAACTTTTTAGTTATTTATTTAAGAATTAGAGTCCTCTAGTTCTGAAGACTTGTGGGTTTGTTGAAATTCCAGATAAACCATTGTCATTATAAACTTCAAAGGATTTTGGATTACCTAAAATTCTATTTTGATAATCAAAAATCTTACCCCAACTATATCTACCATAGAATCCATTTGTATTTACACCAGTATAACTTTCACCTCTAGCATAAACTTCAACATAATTTCCAAATGGACCCTCAATAGGTGCAAAGTGACAAGTAACTGTTACAATACCAGAATTTTGTTCAGTGACATCTTCAACAATGTACACACCATCCAAGAATGAAACTGCGGTTCCAACCTTAGATGCAGGATAATTAGCCATTCCACCTAGAGTTGTTGTAATTCCAACTAAAGGTTGACCGATTTCAACATTACTGTCACTAATCACAAAATAGTCACCTTTATTCAACTGACTATAAGTAACTCCTAATTGATTTAGGGAAGAATAACCAATTCCGAGAGTACTATTATCATAAGTCTCAGACTTGAGAACAAAATCAATTTTTGGTGATGTCGTTCCAATTCCAGGAGTTCCTGCAACAAAAGTATTTACGCCGATAATTGTTCCAAAATCACCAACTACTTTAATAGAAACAATTTTTTCAGTTTTACTCTTGTCCTGTTCTACAATCACTGGAGGTGGACTGGATTGTGAATAACCAAATCCTCCATTGGTAATTTGTGTGGAAGTTACTATTCCACCTGTAACTGAAGCAGAAGCAGTTGCTCTGTTCAAAGTCGGTTCGGAATATATTGCAGTTCCTGCAGAACCAACAGAAATAAATCTACCCTCAAGTCCAAAAGATGGAACTGAAACAATATCTTTAAGTACATTTGATTGTCCAGTTCCTCTCAAAATCCAGGTGGATAAATCGAAGGAATAATAAAGATTTCCACTAGAATCTAGAGCGATATAGAATCCATTATATTTTATTTCTACAAAGTCAACACTAACATTCGTAGATATCAATTCAAATACTTTTGGAGTTATTGTTCTTATTACTGTTCCACCATCTCCAACAGCCACAAAGACTCCATCAGAGTATATCACATCGTTAAGATTACTGAGAGTAGGAGTGGACAGTCTTTCCCAAACAATAGCATCAAAAGATCTTAATATAATTCCACCGTCACCAACAGCAATTATCTGAGAATTGTTAGATGTCAAACTATTCATATCACCAAGAACACCAGAATATTTGCTTATAAATGCAGTAGTTCCAATGCCAACACCGGTAAATATCGATCCACCAGCGCCAACAGCGACCCAAGAATCAACGTTGTTTACATAATGAACATCATTGAATACTCCAGTATAAGAAGTTCCAACTTTTGCAACAACACCAGCACCAGGAACGATTACTTCTTCTAGAAGTCCAATATTTTCCCAGTTACCAATTGTGAGTCCGTAACCTAAAGACCTACTTACTACTGCGTAATCACCTACAGCTACGAATGAATTTGTTCCTCCACAAGAAACAGCATTGAATCCAATGGTTCCTGCATATCCAACTAATCCAGAGTTCCAATTTATACCGTCACTAGTTATTGCATATACTGAATTATTTCCAACTGAAACAGCAGTATTGCCAACATCAATAGAATTCAGTACATAAGAAGTTGGAACTCCTACTGAAGATCTCCAATCATTTATAGGATCCTTGGTCGATATTGCTGCAAGAGAAATACTAACCTCTGGAGAACTTGTATAAGCATAACCAGATCCAGAATCCGATAGTACCACTGAAACAATAGTGGAAGCGGAAGAAACCACGCAAGTTCCAATAGCTGGAGAAGTTACTCGTGTTTCATTGACAAGAATATCTCTAAGATCTTCTCTTAAGAAATCAATATCAGTGAATACTGGATATGCACTATCAACATAAATTGAACTATCGGATTCTCCAATGCGTTTTATAACAGTTGCATTTGGTCTTATTACACTGTTTAAACTTGGTCTCGCTTTAGAGTATAAAGCTCCACTTATAACTCTATCTTTTCTTTGTTTTCTCCATGTTAATGGTCTTAAATTAGTAGTGTCAGGATCAATTCCAAAACTGTTATATGTAAATGTATCAAATTGGTCAGAAGATACTAATTTTTTAACGACTCTTTCAAATTGGTCAGTATCAAGATCTCTAGATGGGTTCTCATTAATCTTAATAAAGTCTCCTTCCTTAATTGTTTTTGGTGGAGAAACTTGTTCAACATCTAAAGAAGAACCCCTATAATAATAAATTGCGGATGTGGAATTTGCCTTTGGTGGTTCTGTAAATGAGATTCTAGATCCAGAATAAGTATATGCATCACCAGGAACTTGTAGAACATCATTAATATAAACAAATATATTATTTGTAATATCCAAATCAGATCCTTTTGGTGTCTTAAGACTGATTATTTCTTTCACTCCACTAGTTGTAACACTTAGAGTGAACTTTCTTCTAAATCCATTAAAGTTGGAAGATATGTCATCAAATCTTAAAAATTGACCAGGATAGAAACCATTGAAAGTATCAGTCTGAACTTCTTCAACAGTAAATCTAAACTCTTCAAACGCTGTTCCAATTCCATTATTTACTAAAAGATCTTGTACTTTCAATATGTCCCCAACTTTGTAAGCTGTTCCCGGTTTATCAATCTTGAATGATATTATACTAGAACCCTGACCAACAATAACGGAAACTTTTGCACCTTCACCCAAACCAGAAGAACCACCAGTATATGCTACACCAAGATTACTGTATCCTGTAGGAATTCCAATAACAACTTGTGGTAAAGAAGTTGTGGTATATCCTGTTCCAGGATTTGTGATTGTAAATCCTGTTATTGTGCCACCAGCACTTACACTGGCTGTAACACTTGCTCCATATCCAATAGTTGACGCAATACTTACTGATGGTTCACCCCTATAACCAGACCCAATTCCAGTTAATATTATTGAAGATATTGTTCCAGCTGCAGAAACTACTGCGGAAGCTGCGGCACCAACGAACGGTACATAACCAAATCCACTATTTTGAGATACCTTTGAAATTCTTCCTGCACTTGGAGTTCCAGTTAAGAATCTTAAAACGTTTTCACTGGCACCATCAACTGTATAATCAACGCTAGACTCTTGGACAACGTTGTTTATCATAATAATTGGATTGTTGTTTATATTCGATCCAAAGTTCACATCATTAAACAAAGCTGTTGTGGTAGAACCATTTGATTTTACTGTAAACTCAGTTGCGCCAAGTCCAGTAAATGATAGTGATATATCATCGAACAATATGTTCTTATCTTCTGGGTTAGTCGCTTCATCAAATTTTCTTGAGAATACTCTTCCACTAAAGATTGATCCAGTTTCAAGTCCGACGGGACCAATTTTTCCATAAGGAGGTGTCGTAAAGTAAATAGTGTCACCAACAACATTGTAATCACCACTCTTAACTGTTGCTGCAGCTCCAATAGTGTGTATACCACTCTGAGTTCCAAGGAATCCTCTTTCAACTCCAACTAAATTTGCACCATAAACTTCAATATTTTTAACCTGCATGAACTCATTATCAATGTTGATGATGTCATATGGTGATAGTGAAGATATTCCAGAGGATATGTTTATAATATTAGTAGTTGCTGTAGAAACCGAAGATCCAAGGCTAACAGAAAGTGATTTGTTTCTAATTTGAGTTTGTATTACACCGTCTATTGTAACTATGGTGCTTGCATTTGGATCTTTATACTCCAATGAATGATATCCAGTACCAAGAGAATCTAGAGTCAAGAATATTGAAGTAGAAAGTCCAGCAAGTTTAATCTTTCCATCATCAAATTTATAAACATAAAGAGTTTCTGGGAGAATATTAGTACCCAGTTCAGTAGGAGTGAATGAAACCGAATCTGTGGGGGTTGATCCTCCAATATAAGTACCAGCTATAGAAATCACAGATGTTGATGCATATCCAGATCCACCATTGACAACATCAATTTGATATATTCTACCATTAGATTCTCTGGTTACATTAAACAATGCACCACTTAAATCATTGGATGGAACATCAGAATATGAATTATTTGCTTCAGAAACTATAGCGCTTGGAGCAGTTGCGGAAACTACAAAACTTAGGTCATCAGCTGGAGTAGATCCACCCAAGTAAGTTCCTGCTATTGAAACGGTTTCTCCGACAGCATAACCAGATCCACCACTAACTAGTGATATTGAGGTAGAAAGTGGTTGTCCTGTTGATACACTGTAGGTAACGATAATATCAAAAGTAGCTCCAGACCCACCAGCACTATTACCAATAACATCATTGAAATACTGACTACTTGGTCCTACAGGAACTAATACTGTAGAAAGACCGGAAATAGAAGTTGATAAAGCATTTCCGTATCCATTTTCAAAAACGGCAGTTCCGTCAAAATTGCCAACATTCATCAAGATGTCTTTTTCGCCAGTAACATATGAAGTTGTTGCAATTCCAATTGGAGTTCCAGAACCATACTTGTAAATCAATTCTTGTCCTGTTTGGAAATTGTGATTGACAAGATTGAAACTATCGTCTGTAAGTTGTACTATTTGATCATCAGAAGAATCAAAACTTCTCTTGAATAAAGGATATCCTTTATTAGTTAAACTAAAACTGGATAGTCCAACAACAATTCCACCTCTAGTCAAAGATGGATTTGTAATATTAGGAGCGGCTGTAGAACCTATTCCTATTATCGTTGTTATTATTCCAACGTAGTTACCAATAGCAAGCCAAACATCTGCACAACAATTCTCACTGTATGTTGGACTACAATCTTCATCATATTGAATTGATGTATCAAAATATTGTTGAGTTGTTATAAATCCTTTCTGTACTGTTCCACCACCTTCATATGTGTGTTGAATTGTTGAAACGCCTGGATTGATTGTAAATGTGGTTGTGGATCCAATACCAGTGATTGCATAAGCAAATCCCTTTGGCGACAAAGGACCATTTCCATCAGGACCATTACCCAAACTTGGGAAGATTGCAGTATTAAATCCACCACCAGAGTCACATGAGAATACCAAGTCTTTCAGTACAATTTTATCACCAACATTGAGGCCTAAAGTAGCCGGAGTGGTATTAATTCCAATAGTGGTCACTCCAGTAACATTATCATAAGAAGCTGTGGTTATTCCAATCGATGTTCCAAGTTGATAGGATGTATTTACCCCAACATTGTTGATAATAAATTTCGACAACTGGGTTATATAATTGAATCCGGCTATCGTCTCAGTTTCTTCACCAGCAACATAACTTGTACCAACTCCACTCCAATAAGCTAAACCAGCCTCTACAGATTTGTTGTTTGACTTGTACTTCAAATCATGAGAGATTGCATCGACAATATATCCAACATCTCTATAACAGATGGTTCTATCCCAATCTGGATTTGTAGTAATTCCAGGATAAGTAGCAGTTATAAATCCAACAACTTCTTCCTGAATGAAAGCTTTATTTGCCTCTAATAAGTCAGAACCATCTGCATATCTACCATCTAGAGTTTGAATAGATGTTCCATTAAATTGTCCACTAATGTCATCTACCTTAAGTACTTTATTGGTCTTGTTTAAAATATAATCTCTAATTGCAAGACCTTCATCAATAAAGACTCTTTCAGTAGATCCATCAGGAAGAACATCATCCTCATAAACTTTTGCAAAATTATTTCTTTGAGTTGTATCAATAACATTATCAACATTAACCAATAGTGAAGAAACACTTTGTCCAACTGTTGGTTTTAAGTTTGTGGACCTGGCTATTCCAATAGAAACTTCGTTTTCTGTCGGTTTGGTATAAATTTCAAGATCCGAGAACTCCTTGAATCCTGATGGATGGACGATTGATCTTACAGATTCTCTCCAAGTATCATAAGGAATTTCGCCTCTGATAGAATATGAGAATTTCTGATAATAGAAGTTGTCGGAAATTCTCTGTTGGAAATCATTTAAAATTCCAACAGAATTATCTATTTGTCCAATCCTATCTCGTGTAACTCCTAAAGTAGAATTTAGATTAAAAGTATCATAGGTTTCTACTGTTCCATTTATTTTTGAAATTTCTCCAAAAATCTTATCGTCAATATCAAGTTCTCCAAATGATTCGGAAACTCTCAATTGGTTGAGGTCATTATCCCAACCCCCTTCCATAACTACAGCAGAGAATGAATCCGATGTTACTTTTTCGCCAGAAATATACTCAGAGTCATCCGATAATACCATTTCAAAAACAGGAATGTCCTTTTTATTGACAATATAACCCAAAGTTCTCTCATCATCATAAGTTCCAAAGTTACCAGTTGCTATTCCAGTAGTAGAAACAGTAATTGTAAGATTATTTTCATCTACAGAAGTTACAGGGAAGAACTGATAATTATAGTTTACTGAATTAAAGTTTGCTTTCGACTGTGTATCTAAAGTTAACCTGCAATTCTCAACAAAAACTTCGTCACCAACACTAAATGGAAATTCTGTTACTGTACTTCCATAACCTGAATTTATAAGTGGATTATCATCAGCAGTATTCGCCAATTCAAAAGTAACATCATCACCGGAAACACTAATAAAATCAATATCATATCCATTACTATTATAAGTGCTTGTTATTTCTAAAGGAGATTTTAGATCATTTACATTTGAAATGACATTGACCTTTGAAACCGATCCTCCAAAAATTTCTGCTTCCAACTGAATGTATGGATGATCCTTTACTATTAATGTTGGTGGATAGTTATAATTATTACCAGCAGTAACAATTCCAATATAATCTATGGTTCTGATATCTTTGACAGAAACAACTGAAGGTACACTTAATGTGGGGGAAAGTGTTGGATCTGTTGGATAATCAAATCCATCTTTAACTCTATCAAATTCAGTAACTCTTCCTATCGTTGAACCATATAATTTTATTACAGCATTCTTTCCAGATTCTGTCTCTATACTAGAAACTGTAGGAGTTTTACTGTATCCCCTTCCACCAAAGTTGATCGAGAGGGAATCTATTGGACCAGAAGCATTTTTTGAAGTAGTTTTATAACTTATACTTCCTTCACTATACGAAGATACTTCAAGATCTAATGGTTGTTGTTTTAGATTTACAGAAAATATTTTGTCAGAGATTTTATTTGCTGCAAACTTTGATTCTAATACATGATTTCTAAAGAAAAGTTTGTTATGTCCAGAAACCTCAGAATCAAAGGATATTTGAGTTTTTCTACCATCAATTGGGCTCTTCGGAATTAAACTATAATAAATTGGATTTGGTAATTCTGATATTCTACTATCAACGGTTACTTTTGCACCTGCATTTCCGGGATCCTTATCTCTAACAATCGCATATCCACCTTCTTCAGAACCAATTATACCAAGAGATCTAGTCAACTTAGAATCAGAATAGAATTCCAAGTCCATATCGATGAGACTGGTATCCGATAAGTCAAATTGTACTATTGAATTTTTAATAGCACTTATTGGTGGATTGACAAAATATAAACTTTGTGAAGCTCCACCAGCGGAACCAAAAGATATAAAATTAGTATTTTTTATATCACTTGCATATTCACATAATTTAATCTCATTAATATCATTTTTAATTACGTAATAAACACCATTATCAACAAGACCAGATATTGGTGCAGTTGATTTGTAAACTACTTTATCACCAGTCTTAATTAAAGATTCGGATAAATCTATAGAACTATTAAGAACATCAACTTCAGCGTCTGTAAATTCAATTTTATTAGCTAACAGTTTTCTTAGTTCTGGATTATAAAATACAGAAACTGTTTGTGTTTTTGCTTGATCTACGGATATCTCGACAGAATCACCATCCAAAATATTATGATTTGTTTTTGTTGTGACAATGCCAACAAATCTTTCCAAAGATCCAGTAACTTTTTCATTCAATGTGGTAAATGAATGTGCAAATCCAATTGTTTCAAAAGAATTAAATTCATAGAAATACAATGAATCTAAGTTTGTTCCTATTCCAGTAGAAGTTGTAAATCCTAGAGTAGAAATTCCGATGTAATCTTTTCCAAGATTTACAGCATATACAATTTGATCATTATCTATTGTGAATGAAGCCCCGATTGCAGTATTAGATACTACTAAACTAGTTCCTGCATATCCTGCGTTATATTTTAATTGTTGTCCTGTATAGAATTTGTGAGAGGGCAAATAAATTGATTTAGCAGGAATAAATCTACTTTCTACCGTACTTGTTCCAATTCCAACTAATGATCTAGTTACACCATAACCAACACCGACACTTTCTTTTGGATCAAAATAAACTGTTTCATTATCCAGAGTTAACAGACCTGAATTTGGAATAGAAAATGATAACTTATTTGGTAATAAAACTACAGAGTCTCCAGAAGTATGAATGCCTATTCCATCAAGTCTATTTACATAGAACATTGATTTTTGTGGGAAAATTTGAGTAATTCTAAGAGTTTCGGTTCCTATACCAATTACATCATTTACTGAAAAACCACTTGTATCTTTTACTGTTATGAAAGTTGCATAACCAACAATAGTAGAAACATCAGAAGACAACTCAACTGTTTTTTGATTAACACTTACAGTTTTTGGTCCTTCAATTATAGAATATTTTTCTTTTGATATTCCCTTGATTACAATAGATTCTCCATCGAGAACTTCGTGTGGATCGCCATATGAAACCTCCACGATACTTCCTTTGATATTAAAATCAAGGTTTGTTAATGTAGACTTAATAACAGAGAACTCATTAACTTCAGATCCGGATAATTTTGAAACTAATACATTTGCTCCAGATCCAGAATCGTCTAGACTACTAATTACAAGTCTATCGTTTACCTTATAACCATCACCAGCAGAGAATATTGAAACTGATGTTATTCCAGCCTGATTAATTTCTCTTACTCTAATTTCTTGTTTGAAATCGTCAGAAATTTTATCAATCAAATCATAATAAGAATTTCTCTTTGTCAAATAATATGGACCAACATTTCTACTTATTGACAACTGAGTGAAATCAATATCTTGAGTAAAAGTAGGAATAAAGTTTTCTACAATTGGCAAATCCTTAAAGTGTGGTCCAACAATATATGGATATGCTGGAGTAGATTTTCCAGTGTTATCAATGTTTATTGTTGTGAAATATGCATAAACACCATCTGGATATTGTGGTGTTATACAATATCTACCATTATGTTCATCCAAATCTCCAGATCCAGTATAAACATAATCATTTGTAAAATATCCACCCTCAAAATTTGGTGGTCTAAATCCTGAAACATTACTTGTTTGTAAATCATAACTAGTTCTTATCTGTCTAATCGATCCACCAACAACTGGATCATATCCATATGGACCATAAATTGGATTGCCATCATAAGCAAATCCTAATATAGGAGAGTGTGATAATCCAGAAGTTTCCTCTTTATTAGTTTCCGTGAAATTATCTTCTAATTGATATCTTAGTTTATTTGGAACATAAAAATGAATATACTGAAGACCAAATTTTGGATCTTGACTTGGATAGATCATTCCCTGATCATCCTCGATCATTTTTTTAGACTTTACAGCCTGATTTATCTTCCATTCATAAACATTTGCTAAGAATTTTGCATTTGAACCAGTATTGTTGACAATAAGCTCTGTATTTGAAGAGCCATAACCAACGCCGCCGTTAATAATGTTGAATCCCTCAACTCTTCCATCAACAATTACTGGATTTACCTCAGCAAATCTACCATCACCAACTACAGTAATATCAGCATCTACCCTGTAACCCCTACCTTTATTAATAATTTTAATATCATTGATAGAACCATTTAATATAATTGGTTTTAAAAGACACTGTGAAGATATTGTAGAGAAACCAACTTCTGGTCTTCTATGATAGTTAACAATATTTGTGCATCCATAAGAAATTCCACCATCTTCAAGATATACATCAGAAACACTTCCGGTAACTATTGCTTTTAGATTTGGTTGGACTAATGAAGTAGATCCAATAGAAGCAAGGGATTCTACTTTTATTTCTATTGGGGGATATGAAAGTATATGAGTACCAACACCAGCACTACCAAATTTTATATATTTTTTATCTAGAAGATTTTGATTAGGAGATACTGTTCCAATACCAGCAGAAGCTAATTTGAAAGAATTTCTATCAAGTACTTTTACATAGTATGAAGTGGAAGTTGATAATCCAGATATTGGGGTATCTGTTGTATTATAGTGAACTACTTCACCGGTAGAGAACCCATGATTATATGCGACGATGTAAGAATCATAGGTATTGATTCCAACAGAATTTCCAGAAGTGTTGTTAGATGGAATTCTTACATGTCTATTTGAATAACCAGATCCACCATCCTTTACATATACTTCAGTAATAGTATTTTTAGATAATAAAGTTGTCAGATTATGAAATCCAGAACTAATGCCAGTAATGTTTATCGCGTTTGTTTTATTAATAGCATCAGTAAAAGTATTATAAACTTTAGTAGCATTGGTACTGGTTATTCCAACATAATAATGGGACTGGTCAACAAGTCCAGGTAAATCGCTGTTACCATTTGCATAATAGATTATTTCCTCACCGTCATCAAAGTTATGATCTTGTGGGAAAGTAATAATATCTGTGGAAGGATTAACATCGCTGGTTGGTCTAAATCCAGCAGATATTCTACTTCTTACTAAATTAGATTCCAGAATACAACCAGTTCCATTTCCACCTGATACGGTAATTTTTGGTTTGGATTGATATCCAATTCCTGGAGAAATTACTCTGACTTTCTTTACACTTCCAACAAGATTTACATGAGCTTTAGCCGAAGTTCCCTGAACATCTCTTACTTCTAAATCTGGAGGATTTATAATATCATAGTCTTTACCCTCATTAGTAACATTAACAGAAACTAACGGACCAAAGT